TGTAATAACTTTCGTTCCATTCGTCTTTACGCTCTTTGGTTGATGTCTTAAAGTCGATAATCGACGGTACACCATTGTACTCTGCAATACAATCAACCCTTCCCGCTACCTTATATTTATCACTATATAGCCCTGCTTCTTGTGCATATATGTTATCAATATTGCATAATGCTTTTTCTTTCAACCGACTAAAAAGACAATGTGCTAAGAAATTCTTTCTCCTATGTTTTGACCACTCATCAGGATAATTGAATTCCATATTGTTAAGGTAATCCTCACACATGTGGTGAACCTTAGTGCCACGATTGGCAGCAGTTCGTGCGACATGGTTGGCAACTTCATTACCTACCCTCTTACGCCACTCCATCAGCCCCTTCTTGTTACGGACTGATAGGACCGTTGTGATTGATGGGTACTTGTTACCCTCTGGTGTTGCGTATAGACGCACACCGTCCTTATTTGTTGCCTTTATAGGTTGCAACTCCACCCCTACATGATTAAACATTGTTTTAGTTTCTATTCCTGATCTTCCCAAGTTTTATTCGAAGCATTAAAGACCCTAACTGTACCATCTTCTTCTGTAACTTTTCCAGTAATGTTGTTTAGTGCCATGTAAGTAAGATATTGATTCCGTGACGACACCAATGTAGAGTCGGGGCTATCTGCACTAGAAAGATTGTTTTCATAATCTGTTTTAGACGCCCAAACAAAAACAGTTGTTTGTACTAGATCATCGCTATCATAACTATAAGATGTAGTAACCTTTTCTGATGATATTAAGTTCGCATAACCATTCGTACCGAAGGTGGGCCCTGGCCAGGCAGTTGAAGTGTTAGGTCTTGTTGTAACTCTTGTGACTGTGTAAGTTGCCATATTTAATCTCCGTTTGTCATATATTTATAACTTATGATAACGCACGAATCCTCTCAACTAATCTATCTGCTCGATTGGTGACCTGACGATACCATGCAGAGTCAACCATCTCATCTGCAGCTGCATTCCAATTACGGGAATCCACACCACGTTTCATACCCTTGAATTTACTCAAACGAGGACGCCCCATATTGAACATCATGTTAGCAATCACTTGCTGAGCTTCTTCTGGCAGACTGTCAAAGTCTTCGTAAAGGATGTGGCAGTCTCGCAAGACGTTTTCGCAATCCTGTTCGAAGGCCTCAATGACTCTGGACTCACTGACGGGAGCGCCGATGGGATCACCGTATTCGGGGTCAGACTCAAGGACCAAATGGCCCACGCCAAAAGTAGCATAACCAAGATGATCGTTATATACCTCATATTTCACACCCTCGTCTATTTCTAGTTGTTCTCTTAATACTTGTAAGTCCATTATTCCATTCCTATCCCAAGCTTAATCTTATTAATGAGATAACTACGAACGAAGCCACTACGGACAATATCACCGATAGTAAACTCAGTACAGTTAAACTCTTCCATCTCCTCAAGAATTCTGAGGAAGTCATGTAATCCATTTTTTTCATTTGTCCTCTGTAAATCTGTTTGATCAAAGTCACCACAGAACATAATCTTTGAGTCTTGACCAACACGGGTGACAATAGTATCCAGTTCGTGGAAATTCATATTCTGGCATTCATCTACTATAATGATTGCGTTATCAAATGTCAACCCTCTTAGGAAAGAAGTTGACAGGAAGTAGAGTGTACCCTGTCCCTTGAGACGATCATACAGATTGCTGAACGCCTGTTCATTTGGTTGTTCAAACATAAACTGTACCATGTTCTGATATGGCACCTGATACAACGCAGCCTTGTCTTCTTCATCACCCGGCAGGAAACCAATCTCCCTCGTAGGGATAAGTGATCGAACCAATATGACCTTCTCATATTTGGTCTTCAAGTCCATCACTGCTTGCAGTGCGAGAAACAATGCACTAAAAGTCTTACCTGTACCCGCAGCACCAAATAGGAACTGGTTCTTACCATCCTTAAATGATTTAAAAACCACCTTCTGATTATCAGTGATGGGTTTGACTGCTACTAGATTATTGTGATTGATCTCTTTGTTCTTCTTAACACTGGCCATTATATATCCTTATTATGAAAGTAGTGAGAGGGGGGTTCCAGTTGGACCCCCCTCTGATGCATAGGCGGAGTGACTTCCCAGCTTCCGTTGCCGCTGTGCAGCAGTGCTGAAGTTTGATTTCTCGCCCGCATCAATACTATTTATACTAAACAACACCGTGCTTTTTAAGAACTGCACGAGTTTTTTGTTGTTTGGTAGTCTCACCACCATAACGGTCTGCAAGAGGTGTACCGGGATGTGCCTCAGCAATCCGTTGAAGGTTCTCCGTCATACCACCATCTTGTTTTGGGCCAATGCCCATGATATGATCACCGACAAAAGCAAACCCACCGGGGATTTGACTGATATGTGGATTATCCTTTAGATACTCTTCACGTTCAGAATTAGGCATCATATCATCCCACTGTTTTTTCGTCTTGCTATCATAAAATGTATATGTAGGCATTATACGTCCATTTCCAATTGTTGAGGATGACTGCCAAGAGCTGCCACCTTACGTTCAAGTTCTTCTATTCGTTGATACAAATTCCGTTCGATGCTCGTCAAGCCGGGATGTGTGCCCGGTCTGGGAGTAATTATTTTATCCTCACGCATTCGCCGCCCCATGTAATCCCAATGACTCTCTCTCTGCATTAAACCACTCCGGTACGGTTCTGCTCTTCCATGTAGCAAAACCTGATTTCTCTACTATGTAGTACTTTTGATAAGCAAGCACTGCATCATCACCCTTGCACTCTTCGGGCATACACTGAGGTGGGTCACTAAAGAATGTTTCAAAATCCATATTCTTGGGAGACTTAAACAATGGTGCAAGCAACCGTTCTGTAGCATGGTTTTTGCCATACCGATAAGTGTACTCTACCATAAGAGCAACCATGTGGTCGTACAACCATGTGTAATTTTCCAAACTGGAACGAACCCAGATAGTGCTTGGATGATTCTTATGAGCCAGTTTATACAGACCCCTACGATCAGCATACTCATCCCCGTCAAGGACACGATGGGCAGTGGAGAGCATCTGTGCGCTCTCCAGTATCATCTTGACCACATGCTTATCACACATCATCTGTGCAGCAACAACGGGGTCACGGTCTAGGTAGAATATGTTCATTTCATTTCCTCAATCGTATCCATAACAGCGCTCATTCTTCTTTCCTTGTATCATCTAATAGTAGCATCTTACCCTTTTTCTCATCTAAAGTCAAGACCCTTTCGGACTCAATCATGTCAATAATTATTGAGGTGATACTAACTTCCGTATTCAACTCACCAATCTTCTGTGTCAACCGCTTTAATGTCTGTTGATAATACTCTATCTCTTGTTGCTTCTTGAGCCGAGATTCGATCAGGTCTGTTAGTGATATTACCTCTGCCATTAGTGACTCATTTTTCCCATCTGTAGAAGATATGATCCTGTATCTCTACAGTCTTCGTTTTAGTCTTTGCCCAAGCAGGCAATACATAGTCTGCATGGTAATGCGTTGCACCACCAGTGATATCTAGGAAGGAAATCTCATTACTTAGAATTGCTCCTGCAAGACCATACATCCTATTATATATCTTCTTATTACGGGGTGTGTCGCTCTTACCGTCACAGAACCAGCTGAATTGACACCTATTTTTTATAGGGTATCTCACTTTGGGGTTTTGCCATGATGCTCGTGTAGGCCCCTGTTCTACCACCTCACAGATGGTGTTAGGGTATCTCTTATCATTAACACGGTTCAATACGACAGCGGTAACTGCAAGCTCTCCTGCGATACCCTGACCCCTTGCCTCATGATACATGTTGAGTGCAAGACACTCAGTAGACCTATCAGGAACGTTTGGTTGTGACACAGAAAGCATCAACCCAAGGATTGCTGCCTCACCAAGTTGGTGAAACGCTTCAATACTACTCACATTTCACCCATTTGTGTGGTGAGATACTTCTCTGCATACTTTCCTGCCTCATTAGACATAAAGTAAACCCCAACATCCTCAACAACCTCATCGATGGTGAAGTCATTCATACCACCATAAAAATATCCATCACAGAAATCTTCGATGTCCATCATCCAGTTATTCATCTTACTCATATCACATATTCCTCTTTAAATTTTTCCAATAGTCCACCCTGCATTGCATATGCCTCAATCTCCCAAGGCTCATCACTGTATGCAGTAGTATCATCATAGACCTTACCCATGTACATCTTACGAAATCCATCAAGGTCTTTCATCTTACGAGTGGCACCCTGCCACACATGCACCATCTCATGGCACACAGTCTCAACCAGTTCTTCATCGTCAAGTGCTTTATCAATGTCAATGTAGAAGTCACGATTGCCGTCACCTTCATAACACCAACCAGCAACACCTTCATTCTTGAGATTCTTGAGGTTGAGTTCAATCTCAAGGGTACGCATACGAGGCATCAACTCACTAATGCAGAAGGTAACAGCGTTCTCAGCGAGAGCCCGTTTCTTCTTCGTGGAACCTATGACATTGACGTAGTTCATATCTCAATCTCTCTTGATTATATCTTACTATAACACACGAAATAGAATCTGTCAACCCCTAAAATGCGACGAGGGCAAACCACCCTGCCGCAAATAGAGTTAACATGAACATGGTTTCAATAG